CTTAAAGAACAGTATAACTAAAACATACAGGTCTGCTGAGAGGATGTCAAATGGGACAGCGGTGACAAGATCAAGTGACATGTCCCTTCATCAGTGACATCCGAAGTGACATCGGAGGACATCCATGTGACACTCTCAGGGACATCGTGACTAAAGTCTGAATAGAGAGTGACACTGAGGACACTCCAATAAAACGCAAAAGCGATCCTCAGAGATAGAGGATCGCTGCGCTATTGATGACGACGTGGATCACGTTGTCTGTGATGATCATCAGCCATGTTGTAAGCCAGACCGGTGCATCATTTGGATATCCAGTTACATTTCCTTGATGCCATGAATATCGAAAGCCCCTAGGTGCCAACTGATTCTTAAACCAAATGACATGTCGTGCCAGTCGATAATGATCAATGACAATGTGGGTGACAATGATGACAGTTAGAGCCAAGAGTGACAAGGACAAAGTGTCACTGAGGACAGCGATGACAAAGAAGGGGACACCATAAGTGACACCATGCCAAATGGCCGGTGACCAATACTTTGTCTTCTCTCTTGCCATCCAGTCTGTCTGAATAAAGTAGTCACCAAGAAAGTGACATAGTATTCCTACAAGGATTGCCTCTGTCACTTTCCATGCCTCTTTCTCAGAGTGTTGATGGTGTCTCTCATTCCATCAACTTCAAGAGTAAGGGTGATCAACGCCCTCTGCCTCTTGAGCAATGCATTGCCAGAGAGACCACGAAGCTTTGACTTCTCGTGTTCTAGCTTTGCTGCCATTGCAGGCAGATCCTTTTCCAGTTTTGCCAGAAACTTCTTTTCTTCATCAGGACCCATTATTCCTCCTTGGTGGTAGTGTCGGTAGGAACCTGTCGCAATCAGGGCAGTAAGCCCTCTTGCCGGTATGTAGGATCGCGTCTCCGTAAATGCCTTTTGCGTTTACGTGGTAGCAGTCCTTCTGCTTTCTTGATTTCATTGCGCTCCTTACAAAAAATCCCGATACCTTTCGGTATCGGGAAATTTATTCAGACTCCCCGAGTCGCATGAATGTACGATGTCTATGACAGTTTGCACAGACTATGTCGCACTTTGCTATTTCTTCCTTCAATGCTTCCATCGAAGGAACTTTGGACAGGGAGCCCATTTGAAACTTCTTTTCTACACCAGGACGATGATCGAAATCCATCACGTAATGAGGATATTGAAAACCACAGTCCATACATGGTGTATTTTCCTTTAGCTCTGTAACGTATCTACGCCAAAGAGCACGCTTAATGTTTTGAGACTCAAGTCTACGCTGCTTGCTTTCTAGATAGTATCTACGCTGTGCAGCTTTTTGAGCTTCTGGGTCTGAGTAAGGCATACCCATATGATAATAGGGTTTGAATCCAGCGAATTCAAACCCTGAGCGGAAAGTAGAGGTAACGCTCCCCTAGCCTGACGACTACCCTGGTTTTCAAGACCAGTTTGAACCTTGTTCGGTACCCTCCAACGTCCTCAACGAGGACTGACTTGCTTTGCTACTACTCTTAATACATTACCAGATTGAGAGCCGCTTGTAAAGTGCACTCGAACAAGATCGGGATTCTCGGTTAGGGATTCGATATATCCGTGCTCTTCTCCAACTTTTACAAGTTGGCCCGGAACGAAGGAATGATTATTTCCTCCATCAAGAGAACTTGATGTAATTACCATCTTTCACCTCCGATAAACAACCTTTTTATTGACAGGTCGCATCTCACCACAGACAAGAATGTGATGAACTCTTATTCCCTCTGCGTAGAAAACTCCATAAACCATGTCAGGCCAGAGTCTAACAAGATCACCCTGCTGAAACTCTTCCCTCTTGAAAGAGTCGAAACTTTTGATCTTGCGAGGGCTTCCGATGGCAGCCTGCCTATATGTGCAGCAATCATAACAGTACTTATGTCCCAAGTACATGTAAACAAGCTGCTCAGTTTCACCGCATCGCTCACATTTGTTTTCCATGTGCCCCTAGTCGGATTCGAACCGACAATCACTGGTTTTTAAGACCTGCTGCTTTTCCAATTAGCATATAGAGGCTGGGGCTTTTTCAAGCCTTTTTAACATTACCGTCATTCACACCATGAAGAACAACTCCAGAGTTATCAAGTACGACAACCTTGAGTCCCTGATGAGTTTGAACAACTCCTCGCTTACCCTTAAAACTTCCCCTGGTAATTTCAACTCGGGTTCCATCTGCGTGCTTCATTGTTCTCCTTATCGTTTAACTAGACCCTACAGGATCTGACGACTGGTGTCAACTGTCAGATCTCAGCCCATACAATAGTCATGTTCCAAGATTGTGTAGTTTCTCCAGATGCTGTTCGAAGAATTGCACTCTCTCCTGGAATTAGCAAGAATGGAGGAGATGATGGTGGAAGTTCAACGTCATGCACTGTTCCAAATGAGGTCGCACCCTGCGCTCTTGGAGCTGGTGAATTGAAAATTGGTGGACCGAGAGTAGCTGTTGGATTGTTAGTACGAATTTCAGCGAAAGGGTTTGGATATGATGAATTGAGCTTTGCGATTTCTGATGCAGGCTGCAAAGTTCCTCCAGAAACATCAGTTGCTCTTCTTCCTCTCAATGGAACGGCTGAAATAGCGGCTCCTGTTGTTCCAGAACTTAGGAATGCTCCGGCAAAAGAAATAGTTCTATTAGAGCCTGTTGGATTTGTGATAGCCAAAAATACATTCGCTGTCAGAACGCCAGGAACATTTCCAACGCTGAAAATGTAGGCTCCGGTAATTGAAGTATTGGCAGTGATCTTAACTGTGCCTCGAATAATAGGCACACCTGTGTCAGAAATGACATAGGTCATTCCATCGTTAACTGTTTGAGCAAGGTAATAACCTAGAGTTAGTCTGATGTCATTTCCCACAACACTCATTGTAGAAGTGTTTGGAATTGTAACCCCGTTTTTGGTAAATACAATGGTCAAGTTTGATGGAGAAGAAATCGTTCCAGAAGGAATAGAAACGTATGTCGCTACCGCAGCCTTCTGGGTAAAAGAATAACTCCTCATGTCCGAATTATAACATAATCATTCAAACATAAGGAGTTTGTGAGTAGGGCATAGTGGAATTGAACCACTTATCGTCAGGATATAAGCCTGCTGCATCGACCGTTATGCTAATGCCCCAATGTGGGTCTTTACAGACCCTGTGAAATCGTCGAAAAAATACTGACGATCCCATTCCAGATTTGATCCAGAATGTTGTATACGGTGTTAGGAAGACCAGTCATCACCTTGGCAAGAATGAGTCCGCCCAGAATTCCCCAACCGAGGTCGGGCCACTGGCGACCTTTCTTTTTCACAAGAAAGAAGGACACAATGAACCAAAGAATAACCGGACCAACAAACCAAGCATCCATTATTCGAGTCTCATTTCGATTGAATTACGAGAGTATCCAGCCACTTTGTACTTGGACCCTTCCCAAGATTGACTCTCTCGCCCTATTTCACCAAGAGTGTCATGAATCTGTCGGACTGTCAAGTTGTAGCCATAGTTTTTCAAGTCCTTAGAGATTGAGCTAGTCGGCAGCCACTCTTGTTCACTTTCTACAAAGACATTAATGATCGCCTTTAATAGAGAGTTTTCGAAAGATTCACCTGTAGTGTCTGAGTCAATCTTTGTCATTCCCTCTGCTGCTCTTTCTTTACCCCGCTTGATAGCCTCTGCTGGGCTCATAGCAAATGCTTTATATAGGTATGGCTCTCTCGACCCACCGCCCATTATGTAGCATTTTCCAGCATCCTCTGGATCTTCTCCGGTAGCAGGATGAAGCCTGTCTGGTCTCCATCCCTGGCCAAGTGAACCCTCTCCAAACACAAGAGGAACGTCGGCGTGACGTGAAGCAAACATGATTTTCAAAGAAACAGAGTCAGCAATTGCAGCACCTAGTGTATCCCTAGTGGCTTGCTGTGCTGCCAGAATAACGCTGATTGCAGCCTTTCGACCAATTCTAATGAGATCGATGGCCAATTCCTTGGCTCTTTTATCAAGCTGGATGAACTCATCGACAAAGATGACAATGGCAGGGTGTTCCTTAGAAGGCTGCCAGTTATCGCCCATTCCCAGTTTAGTGAGAAGCTTAGCCCTTCGCTTAGCAAAGGCAATAGCGTCGATGAACATTTGTTCAATCTCGGCTTTTGTTCGACCTCTTCGATCGATTGCATCACCAAATACTTCAAGACCATTTCCACCTGGATCAATGTCCCAAGTTACACAGTCTCTAGAGCTAGTGGTGATGTCTGCCAATGTTCTCATGAACATAGACTTTCCTCCACCGGGCCCGGCGATAATAACTGCGTGAGACCTCAATAGAGAAAGCTCTAGATTCTTTCCATCCATACGCTGAACAACAACGTACTTCTTATTGATGGAGCGAGACAATGGCTCTGCATATACAAAATCATCCATGCCGAGGAATGGATCAGACTGAATCAGTCGAATGATTACTTCGGCCCTGAATGTCGCACTGGAGACCAACATACCATCTCGCTGCAACATCATCAAGGTCTCTAGTCGATCAGCCTTCGCCATGACATCAGAAGGAGTCCCCTTCTTTAGAATGACAGGGATTTCCCATCCCCAATCATATCTGACTGGAGGGCGGAAGCTTCTGATAGAGATTCCCTCAGCCACAAGGGCTCTTCTCAAGCACTCCTGTGCTTCCTCTGCCGTCCTTGCCTCGTTTAGAGAGAATGGTTCCATGCCCTCTGTGTCATACGTCTTTTCTTCTTTTGCTGTAGGCTCGGGAAGACCGCCTGTAAGTGCAGCGTAGATCAGAAGCAGGATTAAGGGAAGCACCAGGGCGATCAGGCCGAAATAATAAATGCTTCCCACTAGAACTCCTGCACCCATTAAAACTTTTTGCTTTCTGGGCTTAGAGGCAGCTTCTTTCTGAGTCATCAGTTTTCGTGCTTTATCTGGATGACCAGACATCTTCAATGAGTTTATTTCTTCATCGAACTCTTTGGCGAAAGTCCAGTCCATTCCCTTATTAAAAAGAATGGACAACCGTCTACAGACATGCCAAAATACGCCCATGACTTCACTGTTCTGGAGAGAACGAAAAGACCTAGAGGTAATCTCTAGGTCTGAGTCAGGGCGTTTCACAAGTTCAGTAGAAGAATTCTTGTTGAAATCCACCATTCGTTTAGTTTTCTGTTATAGGTCATTACGACCAGTTGGGGAGGAGAGAATTGAACTCTCGACCTTTCCGTTATCAGCGGAACGCTCTAACCACTGAGCTACACCCCATAGAAAGCTCAGTTACCTGAGCTTGTTGATCTCATCGATCATTCCTACGAACACATCTTCGTAAGCTCCAGTCTCACCAAGGGCGGAGTTCAAAATGAATTTATCCATGTGAGAAAGCTGGGGATTGAACCTTCCAAACTCAAGAGTATGACCGAGGTTCAAAAGAAGTCTCAGAGCGTGCCTCCGCCTCTTAGCATCAGGATTCTTAGCAAAGTTAATCGCAGTCCTGATGTATGTGTCGCACATCTGAGATCTGTTTACCTGATAACTGTAGCGGAATTCATTGATCTTGTCAATGTCTGCCACCGGACTCCACAAGGCTTCAAGAGCCTGAGGAACACAGTTATCAACCATAACCATGAAGGTTGAAAGATCGACTCGCGTCTTATCAATGTTGTCTTCAATGGTTTGCTTGATGTTTCGCTTACGTGACGTTCGAGTTGTTTCGATGACTTCGTAAATGTCTTTATCTGAACCAGCATGAGCAAGACCATAGAGATGACTGCCATGTACAGTTCGAAGAAGAACGTTCATGTTGTTTCCTTAGGAAAGGGTGAGAAATCGGGTTTGCCACCATTGGCGAGTCCCCATGAGAGGGGACTATAAGGATCGAACTTATCAGATAACCAATTTCATTCGTCCCAAGAAAGTCCGGATAGAGAGATTTGAACTCCCGCTCTCACCGTCCCAAACGGCGCGCTTTACCAAACTAAGCTATATCCGGTTAATATTGATAGACAGAAGGAATCGAACCTTCGAGCGGGCGCCCCCTATTTGCACAATGACTGCCAACCAGGCATACGCTGGAATTGAACCAGCTACTCCCATTTTTATCTATCAAAGTCAGGCACCCCGGAATCGAACCGGGTATCTTAGGTTTCCAAAACCAACGGATTACCATCTTCCCCGTGCCTGATAGCAGCGTTTGCTGCGTTGTACTTAATGCTAACACTACTGTGAGTCGCTGTCAACTTCGTGTAAAGCTCCAGCGGAAATGCTTCTTCTTACACCCTACACCATCAAGGTTTCTGTGTCTATCGCAGACCCGCATCTTCTTGTCACAGTACCAGATCCGATACTTGCGAACTCCATGACACATTCGGATGTCACAGAGATCAGAGAGATCGTAGTAGGTCACTTAGTCCTCTTTGTTGTACATCCTACACCATCCTGACTGAGATGTCCATTGCACACTCGAACAGTCTTGTTGTAGAAACGAATTCCTTTGACTGCCTTACGTGTGCAAAGCTTGAACCAACATCGTCCGTTCTTTCCCTCTAACATACTATCCTTCTCTCAAGGTGTCAAGATATGACAAAGCCCGATACTCTCGTACCGGGCTAAATTGGTTTGGCATTTATAATCGGGACCTTATCCCCTACTTTTTACTCAGCTAGATCTCAGCATGATCCATTGCCTTTCATTACGTCTCTCGTACCTACTAAATGGTTTATGCTGACCACCATTATTCAGTATGCTAAGGCGAGACTCACCAAGCACGCCCAGAAGGAGTCGAACCTTCGCTGGTGGTTTTGGAGACCACTGTGCTACCGTAACACTTTGGACATATAGTTGCTGGGCGTGACCCCTTTACATTCAAATAATAGACGGCGAAGGCGCCTTTCCCAGGGAGATCCATTATTCTATGTTGGCCTGCAACTGGCCGTAAATTGTCGGACGCGCGTGGCTTGGATTATGAGTCCTACCCCGACTCTTCGCTATCGTTAGATTCCATTTCCACGCCTTTACCATGGTTATTATGCGTGTTCCTGTTCACCTATTGTTGCAATTCTTTGCGTCCAGCTCCCCATCCTAGATTCGAACTAAGAATAACTGATTCAGAGTCAGTCGTGTTACCGTTACACCAACGGGGAATAAGTTGTAGGGATTCGAAGACCTTTCGGCTCCCGTTCGTAGACATTTACAGAGGGCGAACCACCGATTACACTGTCCGGACAGATACCTCTAACCTACAACAAAGAGCGCCATGCGAGAATCGAACTCGCGCTAACTGATTGGAAGTCAGTTGTTCTACCATTAAACCAATGACGCAGGTTGGGCAAGTGGTGAGAGTCGGAAAGCAGGTTCCCCTGCGGATTCACCATTATTGAAAGATAACCGACGATCTCTTCGGCCCAGTTGTTTTACTATAACAGCTTAGTCTTCGACTGTCAAGCCCGTAGCATTTGCTCGGTCCTCGTCAGTGAATTCAGCCTTGAGTCCACTTCGTGTCTGTGTCATATAACTTACCATGGCACGTCCCATTCCGTCAACTCCTGCCGCATCAGCCGTATAGGTAATGCTATTTCCACGTGCGAAGCCCATCGTAGCACCGGACTGAATTGCATCCTGATTTGCTGCGAGGAAGACAAACTTGTCTCCGTGACTTTCGCATTCCTTGATCAAAGCCTTGATCTGAGGAAGATTCCATTCTGAGGAAGCATTCTCTTCGCCATCAGTGATGACAACGTAGACTGTGCTTTCGTACCTCGGAATGTAGTTTACTACGGTTCGACCAATTGCGTCAAGCAATGCTGTGGGACCAGCAGGATTGATCTTCACCAGAGGTGAATCCTCAATATCTACAGGGCCAAACAGGTGCTCATAGCGATTGTCGAATTGTACCGCAGAAATTACTGCTTTCCCTGGAAGGGCCTTCTGCGATTCAATGAAGAAATTGATCGCACCCTCCGCATCGTTCTTGATGCTCTGCATACTTCCAGAGCGATCGATAATAAGAACGATATCAATATCGAGTTCCACTACTCTCCTTTAAGTTCATTGAGAGGAATGAGGAATCCGAAGCTTTCGAGGCTCATCGTCTGAGTAGTGTAGCAGTTACCGTAACAGTAGATTCCTTCATTCCTGAATTCCAGGGTAATGTCGGTTTCCATGATGGCAGCTCGAAGCCAGTAATCACTTCCCATAAGACGACCATTGTCCCTCTTGATCAGATTGTAGCACTTCTCAAGAAGCTCATTGTAGCCATCGATGATCTCTTCGTAGTTCATTTCTCTCCCAGTTTGATGCCGGGGATCAGTCGATCCCCGGCTCCTTGTAATCAAACACTATCCTACTGGCTGGCACTCTGTCAACTACACCAGACATGCAGGCCCAGCACCACCAGATTCCTTCGTGCGTACAATCATTTGGACGCATTTTGGACCATTGTGGGTAGGTAGGAGGCATTGGACCGCTTCCACACTTATCACACTCTTCGTCTGGACCCAACAATCTACCAGACTGACAGACCTCACAAACTACTGGGCGATCAGAGCGCTTCACAGCCCTACTTACCTTCGGCTTCTTTTCTACCACAGGTAGTGAGCCGTCGTCAAGCGGGATCTTGTCTCCCTTGGCAGCATTGCACTTTTTGTGCATAAGCTTAAGATTGTCAAGGTCCCATGTTCCACCGGCCGCTAAGGGAAACCAGTGGTCAATCGTTGGAGGATTCTTGCTCGTAAGCTCTAGTCCACATTCAGGGTGCTTACAGAGGTTACCATCACGAGCAAGAAGGCTCTTTACAATTTCTTTCCTGTTGTGCTTTAAGGCTGGCATGGCACGCCACCTCTCTTAGATAATTTCCAGCTTGGTCAAATAATCTGCCAAGTCATCTGGCATTGGTTGCTTATTGCCAGGAGGTCTAATCACATTATCACGATCCTGACGAGATTCATACTCTTCCTGTCTCGCGATAACCTCTGCTTTACGTAGAGATTCGTAAGTTTGAACTTCAATCTGTTCATTGAAATCTCTAGGTGTGTGTGCAATAGCGTTAAACACAGCTCCACAAGTTGCGTCAGCCAAGTCCTTTGATCCAGATCTTGGGTGATCAATCTTGTCGTTAGGCATAATTCTAAGCGCTAGAAGCTCTTTGCGCAAGAGTTCGACGTCAGGACCAATGAGTCTCTGATCATAGATAACCCATGATAGGTCTTCATAGTGCTTCTTGGCAACAGAGAGAACTTCGGACTTAATTCCTACACCGCGCAAATATTTCATTTGATCCTCTGAATTCCATCGGTCAAATGTTACGAGATGCAGATCGAAGCCCCTTCTCTTTAGTCCAGTAATGTACTCTCGAACGTCAGCGAAGTCAACATCCTTGCCCTTCTTTGGTGTCCACCATCGTACAGCATCCACTACAACGACTGGCAAAATTTCATTGAGATGTCCGCCAATCTTCTTTTGAACAAACTTTTCAACGTGGGCCAAAGACACAGCACAATGGTCATGTTTCTGTGCAAGGTCGACATGGATGAAATATCGAACGCCTTCCTTTGGTTGAAAGTCTGGCCTATAGGTGCCTGTTTCGTCAACCCCATTTGGATGAATGAATGCCGCTTCGATCTTTTCTCTGTCCTTAAAGAATGCATCAATAGCGTCAGGAGGCATACATGCAAAACGGGAAAGAGCATCAGTAGGATCAGTAAAGAATGCCGTAGTGAAGTCTTCGATCTTTCTTGTTGGATTCACTTCCCATGTTGGCCTCTTCAATGCATAGACACGAGGAATTGCGTAAGAAGAGATATGATCTTCATTCCATTTAATTGTGAATTCGTTTGATTCGATTCCATCTGGAAGATCAGGATCTAGCTTGAACTTATGTGATCTCTCAATAACCTGCTTGTCTGCAACGACAGCATCGTATCTTTGAGAAATGAAGTCGTTCTTAAATCGAGGGAACGAAAGCAAAACAAGCTTTCCCTGTTGAGGGAATCGAGAATCAACAGATGCTCTATACATCTTGTAGACTGCATCGGCTGTCTTAGCCTGTTCGTTTCCAGAAGTTGAATCAAGGGCGAAACCAGAGATCTCGTCAAGTACACAATAAAGAAGGTTGTATCCCTCCCACGCTTCTCGCTCAGAGTGACCTGAGTACACGTTGACATTCTTGTCGAATGCGATGTGACCAGCCTTCGTGCTGAACTTTCCCACAAACCACGGCGAGCCTTCGATACGGCTCTTGAAGCCCTTGAAGAAGACATTGTTGGCCTGTGCCGCGTTGATAGCAATGTTAAGAATGTCAATTGAGTCGCCATCAGGCTTATCGAAATACTTAGCGGGGTCTCTCAAGCAAAGCAGCAAATAAACAATATAGGCACAGGCAATGGTGGATGTGAAGTCTTTACCGCTTCCCTTTCCTAGACAAGCGATGACTTCGTTACATGTTTCTTTCCACCTGCGCTGCGCCTTCTCTTGCTCGTATAGATTATGAAGCGTTTCTTCTTTGTAAATCTGAGAACTTGCCCTAATGAGCTGATACTGATAATCAGACAAATGAGGCATTCCCAGGTAGTCTTTACTCTGAGTAAAGACTTCAATGTCTACTGGTATTTCTTCGAAGTCGTCGTCTTTCAGAGCGTCGAAGAATTCAGTGAATTCCATGGATGACAAAAATCCCAAATCCTTTCTTTTGATTAGTATATCATGAAAGGATTTGGGATTTATCAGTCAGGGACAATCGCTTCTACTCTACCAGTGACCTCGGAAAGTCTTCTAGCAACCTCGACCTTGCAGTGTGGACAATCAGCGGTAACTTCTCTCAGAATTTGAATGAGAATGTTTTGCTTTCTCTCCATTTCGAGAACTTCTTCTCCCATTGAAGAGTTGTCTAGCAGTCCAGCCTTTTGTAGAAGATCGACTCTCTTTCCTTCTACATCTGCAATTCCTTTTAGAATTGTGGCCTTCGACTTATAGTCATCATTCATATCAGCCTGGGTAACAGATTCCCACAGCTCTCTGATGATTACTGCGAAATGCTCATCCATTCCTGCAACTGCTTCTTGGGCTCTAGCTTGAATAGCTTTATTATTGTGAGCATATTGTTTCCATTCTTCAATATACTGCACAACTTCTGCTCGCTTGTACCCGAGATTCTTGGCAATTTGAGTAGGATTGTCACCCTTTAGATGTGCCGTAACGACGTCATTCATTTTTTCTAGACGCTCTGTCGGCATCAATTCTTTAGGCAACAGTTCTCCTTCTCCTACGAGGCTTACGTGGCTTTACCAGGCCCTTAAATTTTTCAATATGGAAAGACTTCCATTCTCCTGTATCAGCATTGATGCAATCGATCCAGGTGACACCAGTCTTAATATTTGTTGCTACGCACCTGAACTTGAATACACCTCGTGTATTTTTGAATTTGATAGGCATTTTTGGCGTAATGGCATCACCCTCAAATTCAAATTCGTAAACTGGTCGAATATGTGGCATACCCATATAAGCTTGCTGCCACCAACTGTCAGGATTTTTTGCTTTGGTTCGCCTTGGCGCTCCCATGTTTACCTCGCTTTTCTCATTATATCATTAAAGGCCGAAAGCCTGACGGTAGAAATCATAAACCCTCTTGTAGTCCTCTTGCATGATTTCAAGGAACCATTGCGCTCTTTTTTCTGGAGACACATTCGGAACTTGCAGATATCGAATGTTCATCAGTTCGAGAATGCTCAATACGTTGCTATCAATTGCTCTACGATAGTTTTCGTCGGGATCTCTTACTCCATCCTGAACGCCATCCCAATAGATTGGGAAATACAAAACATAATCGTATGAGTTCATGTGCATTTCGGTGAGCCTTCTAGAAACAAATTCAACTAGAGCGCCAGACTCCCAAACATGATCGTTCTGATACATTGTGTACGCAAGAGAATCCACAAGGGTTCTGTCCGAAATTAATGCTTCGTTGGCAGCGTTTGGCTCAGCTTCATATTCATCAACCATTCTTAGAACAGGAACGAGTAGTTGACTAAGTTCAGTGGCTTCTCTATTGATTGGATAGCCATACTCTTTTATCTGCCGGGCCGTTGATGGTACCAAAACTGATTTGCTAAAAGCTTTCATTTGGAGCATAGCATTGGCCATGCTGGTTTTACCAGTGCCATGAGCACCTGCCATACCGATTTTAATCATTGGTCTCCTTCTTTATCTATCGAACTCTACCAGACAGAATTAATGATGTCAACGACTTCGCCTGATTCTAATTCCGAACTTAGTCAAATATCTGGAAATTGTTGCTTCACTTACTCCGCATTCTTCTGCTATTTCTGCGGCAGTTTTGTTTGCGTATCTTGATTGCAACCATACTTTGTTTGTGTAAAGCTTAGTTTTCAACTCTAACCTCTCTCATCAAAGGATCAATAACTCGTCCACTCATTCTTTTTGCTTTTGCGTAATTGACGCAGTTAAAAGTTCCACCACGACGATTTGACTCTAGAACGGCAAGGTATGCTTCTGCTCGATCAACCATGAATCTGTTTCTCGCTTCGTATACCCACGCTCCAGGATAATGATCATAATCCGTGACATTGATTACCTCTTGGGCAAAGCGGATCGCTCTATCGTAGTCGTAACTATCGCTTCTACGAGGCCCGTGGCCCGCCCATGGCTTTGCTGCAATGAAAGGGATACCCATACTCCAAGCTACTTTAGCCATTAGTAGATCGGCTCCTGACGCCATGCCAACATACAAAAGGGAGGCCCCCATTTCAGTTAGGGACCTCCTCATTTGGTCAGCAATCCAGTTTCGGTCCCCAAGGTCTCTATGACCAGTTCCGACAACAATCATGCTAATTCCTTCTCGTTTTGTTTTTAACAGCCCACCAAGCAATTCCCAGTGAGTCTGCGACGTTATCGCTTTCTAGCTCTATTCCAAATTGCTTTTTTGCGAAATCGATGGTTCTCTGCTTTCGAATCAGACGACCTTTATTTTGATACCAAGTCGCTGACTTTCCAGGGAACTCTTTCTTTATCGCATCTTTCTCAAGCTTTGTCAAGTTTTTATTGCCAATAAAAGACTGCCAACTAATCGGTGCAACCTCAATGACCTTTGCGCCATTTTGCAAGAGAGCAGCGATCACAGCTCCGAAAACATAAGCCATCTTAATGGCAACGGATGTGCTTCGGACCATAATAGCAGCCTCAATCGCTACAAAGTCTGGATCGAAATATTTGAACAAAGCCATTGTCTTCTTGTGAGCGTCGTGAACCCTTTCAAATACGGTCGCCCCCTCGAAGAAGACTTCGCCACACTTATGAAATTCTTCCCCATCAAACATTGTGAATGCAATCGATTTCGTAGAGCAATCAATGCCCATAACTTTTTGGGCCTTGGTCTTATGAATATCAGATAGCATTTCCAATCATTTCTAGAAGTTCTTTTCTTTCCTGTCTTCTTCTCTTTCCATGACACAATTCACATTTATCTGAACTATTGTATCTTGAAAGAATGGTAGGACATTCTATACACGTTCTGACAATTCCCTGTCTCCGGGCTCGACGTGCATAATACTTTTGCATAATTCTAGCGTTGGTCGCCTTGCGGCAACAAGTTGGGCTACAGAACTTCTGGTTATGTGTTTTAGCCTCAAACTGGTTGCCGCACTCGCTGTAGGCGCAGATCAATTACTTTCTCACCTCCAATGGTGAGTAATTGATCTCTCCATCTTCGGTCTTCGTTCGACAAACATCAAACAGCGCACACGCTTTGCACGCCTTGTTCTTTTCTGTAAACGGCCTCTTAGGAAGAGTCCTCTTTTCCCAGAGATCTCGAACTTCCCTCATCCAATTAAAGATGTAGTCAGTATACTCTGAGTTGCTTTCCGTCATTTCGATTGGAATGAGGAAAAGTTCTTGAGTGTTTTTGTTTTCATACAGAAGGAATCCATACTTATAGCCAAGAATCTTCATGTAGATGAGAATCTGAACCTTGTGGTAGTCAATCGGAGCATTGTTTGCTTCACGATGGACATATGATTCCTGTCGAGTCGTCTTAAATTCGCCAACAATAGGAACACCTTCATGCTCAATAATTACGTCGGCGAATCCTCTGATGGGAGGATTGTCGTAAGTTAGCTCTCGTTCAGCTTCAACAAGGACTCCAGAGTCTTCGAACAATTTTTCAATACGCTGATGGGCCAGAGTTCCATTGGACATATTCGCAATACTCAGACCATCAAAAGTGTCTACGAAATTGCCCCCATCGAAGGCAAGATACCAGTACCTTGGGCAAGTACCCGGACCATATCCTACTGAACTGGGAGAGAAGGACACCTTCTTAGAGTATCGTTCCTTCGGTCGAGAATTGACGTAAGCCTCCTCAATAACGTTGAGGAGGCTAGTCAGATCAAAGTCTTTTGGCTTTCGACCTAGGCGCGAAATCTTCACTAGTTTATTCGACATTGTTAGTTTCCATTCGTTTATATCAACTATTGTATCACACTAGAACTGCGTTTTCACAGCATACTTAAGCGCCTGAACAATTTTGTCAATAG